TTCCCTTTCCAGCCGGATCATCACTTCTTCACACGGACTGACATACGGTCCGTTTCTTTCGGCAAACCTTGCCCCGACCTGTAGGACAGCGTGAATCAACGCTAAGTCACCTTGGTTGTCGGTATGCAGGCCCATTAGTTCGATCACTCGGTCGAACGCATTCACAAAGTCAGCAATCGCTGCCGATGTCTGGTTCAGCACAATAGAGGATTGTGCCGACCGGTTTTTGACTGCCATTTATTACAATTGAGCATCAGTGCGGGTCATCCTTCCGGTGACGAGTAAACAAGTCCTTCCTGTTTAATGAGTAAACAAAAGAAAAGGCCGAGGCCGCACCCCATCACAGAGAACGACCCCGGCCAGCGAGGGAGAACGATTAGGCACTGACCGTGTAAGTGACCTTCAATTGGTCGCCGTTCACAACGGCAACGTCGCCGCCGGTGAAGGTGGCGGTGGCCCACATCTTGTTGAGCGGGGAACCCGGCGTGTGATCGCTCTTGGTCTGAGCATTCGGTCCACCCACGGCCATCACACCCTTCACGGTGCCCGTGCCCGTGATGTCAAAGACGATCGGAGACGAGTTGGTGATCGACTGGCCCGAGGCCGCGCCCTCTGTCCACGCAGGACGAGTGACGGCGCTGCCGGCATTGGCGTTGTCGGTGTACGAGGCGAACTCGTCCCAGCCGTTGCCGGCTTGGTTGATGTTGTCGTAGTTGTCACCGGCCGCCAGCGCGGTGAAGCCGGCGTTGTCGATCAGGCCGAGATACCACGTCGCCATCGGCGACGGGGTGTTGTGGAACATCACGTCCAGCAAGAAGTTCTTGCCTTCGTTCGTGATGCCGTTTTTGAATTCGTACTTGCCGATCACCTTGCCGTTGCGAATGTGCTCGACGTGAAACTTGCCGCCGAGGTTCGACAGCATCGAAGCAAGTGCGGCGTCGTTTTGACGCGCGGCACCGCGAACGAGTTCAACGCCAGCCGCTTGCTGAATCTTCAAATGGTTCATTTCAGAGAATCTCCCGAGACGTAGGTGCCACGCCGGCAGACAAGCGGCTTTGGCGTGAAAGAAGCGGCGGGCTGGAGAGTCCAGCCCGCCGAGTGGGGTTACAGACGAGAAGTGCCGCGCCGCAATTCGCGGCGGACTTTTCGGAGGACGACTCGACCAGTCTGTTCGGGCGAGCCGCTACCGTTGACGTTGATGGAGATGTCGCCGACGTTCGTGACGCCGCCACCTTGCGACCGGAAGATCGGTTGCTTCCCGCTGTTGATTGCCTGGATTTGCGAGAAGAACTTTCGGGTCGAGTCCGGGTTGATGATGCTCTCGCCGGGCCGAGCCATCACAGGGATCGTGTCCATGCCTCGCGGCACGAACCCACCACCTGCCATGTACTTGGGATCAACGAGATGACGCCCGTGGGCGGCCGTCGCCGTCGTGGCGGCTGCCGGCACCTGGGGGAGCACGGCTCCCTGGACCGACAGGATTGCCGCCGCAGCCCGCTCGTAAGCGGATGCGGTGTTAGACGCTGCGAGCGCCACGCTATCAGCCGGGACCACTGCGTTGCTCAGCGAGAGAGCAGCATTGGCGGCTCTCACGTCGGGCTGCGAGGTCTGGAAGCTCTGGATCACCCCTCTCAACTGTTCCAGCTTGGCTTGGTCAACCGGGTCGAACGGCGTCAGATTGGCTTGCTCCGACTGGAAGGCTCGAAGAGCTTCCAAGGCGGCCTTGAAGTTGATTGCGTCGTTCTGAGTTGAATCAGCGGCTCCACTGCTGAATAGAACTCCGGTGCGGCCAAAGTCCACTGAACTCAACTGGTTCTCAATTTCCTGAATCTCGTCCTTAGTCAACTTGGCGCTGCTCAGGAGTTTCTTCAGGTTTTCGATCCCCGCCTCGGTGGCTTTGAACGTCGGGGCAGTCGTGTCAGCCCCGGCGCGCGTCTTCGACGATTGCGACAATTCAAGCTCTCGGATGAGAGCTTCGATTTGTGCCCTTTGATCCGCGATAGCCGATTCGGTTTGAGCCGCAGCAGACTTTCGCTTTTCCAGTTCGGCCGCCTGACTATTGATCTCAGTCAGACCTTTGTTGATGTCGTCCGTGCTCTTGCGAAGAGGCCGTCCAAGGGCGGTCTCCAAGCTCTTCAGGAAGGGCAGTTTAATGTCGATGCCGTTGAAGACTTGCTGGACCTTAGCCTGGGCGGCCTTGGCAGCAGTCTCGACCTCGAAGGTCAGCTTGATGGGGTCTTTGGCGACACTATTCTGGAACGACTTCGAGAAGTCGGCCAAGCCCAGGAAGTCAGCGACCTTCAAGTCCTTACTGCTGAAGGCGGCCTTACCGACTTCCAGCAAGGCAGCTTGCTTACGCTTCTCGCGGGCTGCCGCTTCTTTCTCAGAGAACCGGTTGCCGTCCTTGTCAAATAGGTTGCTGTTCTCAAGAACGATCTTCGCCTGTTCCTTCAGCGTCTCGACGATCTTCTCTTGCTGGGCACGCTCTTTGAGCAGGCGTTGCCGACGAACCTCTTGCTGCTCGTTGATCTCTTGCTCAACTCGAAGCTGACGGGTCGCAACATCCTCCACAGCCTTGGCGGCGCTAGCCTCCAAAGCACGGTTCTTGGTTCGCTCACCGATCTGCTTGGCGTCTTCGGCCGTGGAACTGGCCTTACCGAATAAGCTCAGAGCACGCTGCTTCAGCGCATCGTTGCCCGTCTCAAAGGCTTCTTGCAGGGTGGCCTCGGCCTGTCTTGCAAACTCGGCAGATCGCTGAGTCAGGGCTGCGACCTTCTGGGCATCAGAGAAGCCCTTAGTGTTCTTCTCAAACTTTCGGTCCTTCTGACCCTGTTGAATCGCGAAGATTCGCTCTTGGGACTGTTCTATCTGCGAGACGCTATCGGTGATTGCCGATTCGATCGCCTTGAGGAAGTCCGACCGGAGATCGACGATCTTGTCCAGTGTGTGTTCCGCGCTATCGACCATCCGTTGGTCGCCTCGCTCGGCATCGGCCACGCTCTTGAGGTAGTCCACCCCGAGTGCTTGAAGCTGTGTGCGAACGATCTTGGTCGCTTCCTTGTTCGCCTCGGTCAGCTTGTCAATCCGCTCAGCCTCAGCCTTAGCGAAAGCCTTGGCCGACGCTTCGTGTTGGTTCTTTAGTGCTTCGATACCGGCGGCGTTGTCAGCAATGCTCTGCTTCAGGTCCGCAGAGAACAGAGTCAACGGAGACAGCTTCGACAGACCACTGATTAGTCCCGTCAGCTTCTCAAGCTGAGCAATCGTCCCGGAGACGAACCGGATCGCGTTCCCCAACTCTTTGATGTTTTCGATGGCAACATCTACGCCGCCCATCGCTTCGATCAGGTCGTTGCCCGCCGCGACCAGGGCGTTGCCCAGTTCGAGCGTGAAGGCGTTGCTAACTTTGTTCAGGCTGGCCGTCAGTTGTTCGGCGTCAGTCGCCGTAGCCTGCATGAACTACGACTGTGCGAATTCCTCGCCGTTCAGTCTTGCTTCTCGGATGTTGTCCCGGAAGAACTCCAGGTTCTCGCCGGTCACACCCAATGCACCGCCCAAGCCTCGGACGTTCGGGAAGAGCCTTGCAAACTCTTCGGCCGAGCCGCCAGTGCTCTTTGCGAGCGAATCGAGTACACCGTCGAGACCCAAGGTCTCGATCGCCGCGCGGCTGCTGTCGAAGCCCAAGCCTTGAAGCTCGGCTCGCATGGCTTTAGTGGGCTTGGTCAACGCCGTGACGATGCCACGGAACTGAGTCAAGGTTTCGGCCGTTCCAAGACCCTTCTCGGACACGGCGGCGATGGCACCAGACAGTTCCTCCAACTCGATACCGATCTGGGAGGCAGGCTCCAAGATTCGACCGATCGAGTTCGACAACTCGTCAGCAGTGACACGGCCTTTGTCGATCGCCGTGAAGAAGATGGCCGACACCTTAGCGGTATCTTCCACGCCCAGTCCGTAGCTGCGGAGAGCAGCCGACAGCAAGTCAACCGAGTCAGCCAGCGAACTATTCGTGGCCTTGGCAAATTTTGCGGCGTCCTCGGTAAAACGAAGGCTTTCCTCGAAGTTACCGACTTGGTTGCTCAATGCGTTGTAAACGCCGGCCGCCGTCTCAAGCAACGGGAGATTGAAGTTGTCCGAAATCTTGCGGACACCCTCAGCGATTTGATCGAAGCTCGCCCCATCGGCGATGGTCGTAATAAGCGCTATCTGTTTCTGGAACTGGATCGCATCACTGACCGACTCACGCAGCAGGTCGCGAATCTGACTGAGCACTCGGACGATAAGCTGCGTAACAACTACTCGCGACAGCGTTTCCCAGCTAATGGTCCAAGCCTTGGTGGCTTTCTCGGCTTCACCCAGGTTGCTCTTGGTGCCTTGAGACACACGGCGCACGGAGTCAAGCAGTTGACGCTCAGCATTCAACTGAGAAGTGACGGCTTCTTGACTGGACTTGCCCAGGAGCTTGTTGAAGGCGTCGGCGGCGTCTGCACCGGTCAGTAGCTTTTGCTTGCTCGGGCCAGTCGATCGGCCAGTGGAGCCGCCGGTCGTCGAAGACGATCCGCCACCAGACTGGGCCTTGTTGACTTTTGCCAGGGCCTTGGCGGCAGCATTGGCGGCCGTGGCCATTTCCTTGAAGTCCGAGATCGTCTGCTTGGACCGACGATTATGGTCGTCCAGCGTGCCAGCGACGGACTTGATACGGTCCTCGAACGTGAGATACCCACGGTCAAGTTGCTTGAGTGCTTCCAGAGCTTGGGTCGCATCAATCCCAAGGACTTGCTTGATTTCGTCAGCCATGTTACTTAACCCGCACGATGATTACTTTCATGTGGCTGTACGGATCGGGCAGAGAGACCGATCCAATGCTGCGAAGAAACGCTTCAGCAGCGAGTCGCTGGAACTCGTAAGGTCCAGGTTCGAGAAGTCGAGAGAGTAAGCCGGGATCGGGGTCTATGTTGGCGTTGTTGAACTCGTTGTAAACAAGGTGTGGCAAAGACGTTTCATACATGAAGTTGAAACGACCCTTAGCGGCGTCAATATCGAGTCCGCCGTCACTAAGACGTTGGCCGTAGCTCACTCGACGAGGCGCATTGTGTGCCTCGTTGATGACGAGGTTGAAGTCGATAGCGTCTGCAAGACGCATGAACGTGGCGTGTGATGCGCCGCTCCATACTGGAATCTCCGCAGTGGCCGCATTGATCCATTCAAATGCAGCTTGTGCAATCGAGTCGGACAATACCTCGCTCAACGCCGCGACATAAGACGCGAGGTTTAGGCGAGGGGTGGGTAGCGTGGCCTTAATTTTCATGGGTCAAGCCCTGGGTTTAAGGGCTACTTGCCCTTCTTCTTCGCACGCGATGCGGCCCGGCCTTTTGGCTCTTGGGCGTTCCGGCCCTTTGGTTGAGTCCGGGAGGGCTTCCCTGCCCCGAACAGCGATCCATGCGCTGCTGCTTCGTCGTGTGATGCGACTTGATCGAATGCGATGATGCGAGCTTGCACATCGCCCGAGCAGTCGTCCCAGGAGTCCTTGACTCCCGGCGGCTTTATTCCAACACGGGCACAGGCTGCCCAGATGGCGTACTCACCGGTTCGGAAGTCGGGCCAGGGGACGCGGGCCGTGCCGGCGCTTGACCAAGTAAGAAAGAATCGCGGGCCGCTTTGACCTTGGCCTCGCTGAGGACGTTAGCCTCAACTGCAAGGTCCAGTACGCGATTGCGTTCATTCTGGATAAGACCTGCGTTCTTCAGGTCGGTGTCCCAGTTGAGCCACGTCTTTGGGTTGTTTGGATCGACCGTATCCCACTCGATGTTGGAAGGTTCCAACGAGCGGATCACCAGGAACGCCAGGCGCTTCTTGCCGTGGTTCTCCAGGACTGCCCTGTAGGTCGGGTCATTCGGGTTCGGCACCCATCCGTCTTTCGTCAACGCACCGGGTGGCGCAGGAATGGGACAGAGTGAATCGAACTCATCCATGTCGGGCAAGGCCCGAGCACGGAACACTAGGGGGCCTGAGTCACGCGGGATCACCAACAGTCCATCTGCTGGCGGCGTGACCGCTACTCCACCGATCTTCATACGATTTCTCCCTCGAAGAGATCAAGAAAATGTGCGGACCGATCCAGGTGGACCGGCCCGCACGGTTAGGGTTTCAAACAGACGCAGGGTTAGCTGCGAACGAGCGTGGGCTTGGTGACGTTGCACCGGCCCTGGGCCGAAACGGTCGCGGCACCCAGATCGCATTCCTCGCTGTCCGCACGGAAGAACGGCAGCGTGGTGGTCTCGGTCTCAGACGTGCCGCAGGGTGGGACGTGCTCGATCTCGATGTCGATCGAGTACGGCTGGCACAGGTCGGGGGACGAACTGACCCACTCGGCCGCGCCGCCTTCACCATTGATGGCATCGCTCGGGGTCACGGCTTCGCCGGTGCCCGTGGTGAGGAACTCGTACACGAAGTCGATTGTGACATCGAGCGGCACCTGGTTGCCTTCGCGAACGACATCCAGGTCGCCACGATCGGTCAGGTACTCATATTCCTTGTTACGGGTATGAGTGATGTTGCCTTCGCCGACCTTGATGTCGATCTGCTGGGGCTTGAAGGTGATAACGCCGTTATCGACATACGTGCCCGCGCCGAGCGCGGGCGTAAACGTGATTTCGGTTGTCGGGCCGGTGCTGGCCGGCGTGCGGGCAGTGACCGTATGCACCGTCGTCGCGATCGTCTCACCAGCAATGGTGAAACGCGCGCCGACCGGAACCAGCGTCGTAACAGCAGTATTGAGAACCACCGTGTCGATCGTGATCGTCACGTCGGTCGCAACCGGCGGGGTTGCGTCGTTAATTGCGGCAGCGCCGCTGAGTCCGTCCTTGAAACGGACGATCGCATCTCTGAGTTCGATCCTGGCCATCAGTACACCTATTAAACCTTTCAGGTTTGAAAATCTTTGTAGCCGTCTGGCCAACGGCCAGACTTGCGAAACCTACTGAAACGGTTCCACAACGCACCTGGGCTAATACCCAACCACGCAGCAGCCGCCGTCATCGAGTCAAACTGTTTGCCGTCAACTAACACGGCCTTGGCAACTGGGCTTTTGGCATCAGTCATCCCATACATGGGATTTTTGTCACCCATAAGACGCACAGGATTTACTCTGTGACTTGCTGACATTCTTTGTCTTGCTTGTGGCGTGTGCTTTCTGCCAAAGGCCCCGCTTCTACGCCCGATGTGGGCAAGGGACATTTTTCGTCTGGACTCTTCCGTGAATTTGCGACCTACATTGCTCTCCCCTCCGAGGGTTAGGTTGTATCCACGCTTCGCGTATGTACCCAGCATTACAATAGCACGACACTCCATCGTCGTGATCCATTGCTTGTCGCTCTCATACCAGACTTCAAACAGAAGATTCTCACGCCCGTATTTACGAATGGCATTCCATACCAAACGTGAACCGTGTCCAGAGAAGTGCTCCCGGCGTCTTTGTTCTGGGTCGCCGGTTATGCCCACGTACTGTTTACCGTTCACCAAGTTGGTGATGACATACAGGAACATCAATCCTCCGCGTAACCGACATACCGACCATCCACCACGCCTTGGCGAATGCGATCGGTCTTGTCGATCTGCCCAAAGTCAATAACTCTGATGCTGTCGCTTTTGCCCGGCCGTGGAGAGAGACACATAAGAAGTGACTCATCGTCTTCGAGGCCGGTCCCGAGACGATATATTGCGATCACGCCATCCATTGCGCTGTGAAAGATGCCTAGCTTGGTGTCCAAGTCGTAGGCGTTCTTTTGCTGACCTTCCATGTGGCTCGTCAGCAGCACGTTGATGTCAACGTGAATGCGGTGGTAGCCTTTGCTTAGTTCTTGTGTGAAAGGACCGTTCATCCGAATCTCAATACGGTCAGGTGATTCCATGAACGCTTGAGATCGGTCGTCGATGCCTGCGATGAGGACGGGGATGCTATTCGTCGTGGCGACCTGCTTCAGGTACTTACCAACCGACGCATGAATCCACCGCCGCCAGGACGGGTGTGCCATGTCGCCTCCGTTAGTTCAGTTCAGCGGCGGCGACGGACGAAATGTCCAGAAGATGGTCAACAGCAAGCGGGTGAA